ATGCGCGGTCCATGTTCCCACCACCTTCGTGCGCGATAGGAAAATAGCCGGACCAACCTTCGACCGCAACGGCTATGCCGACTATCTCCCCGTCTCTTCGCACCGCACCTGAACCCATTGTGAGCAGGTTTGGATCTCTTGTTTCTAAGTCAATTGCAATTTCTGCGTGACTAGATAAATCTGGTAACATCTCCGGTGGCACCCATTCAGTATCGGGTGTGAACATAGGCATTTGAACAGATCTATTCATACAACTCTTTTAATTTATTTAAAAACCAAATGGCTTTGTCTAAGTCTTCTATTGGTTTGCCTTTATGCATATGGCGCCAAATATACTTTATGGCAGAACCCTGTAGATAAAATTTAAAACCATCGCCCTGACAGGCTTTAATGGCATCAATACAACCAATGTCTCCTTGATTATAGTGAGATGGAAAGTTTACGGGATCGTATTTAGACATAGGTGCATTCTCCTGTTTCTGTATTTACATTTAAAATATTTACACCAAGTTCTTTTTGTACTGGTGTGAGTGATCGATTAATCTTGTATCCGTCTCTTTTTCTCCTGCATTCTGATTTAACATCTATTAATATAACTTCATGCTCTTTAATCGCAACAATATCAACGGGCCCTTGTTGAGACATATTTTTGCAAACTAAATATCCTTGGTCCCATAACCACATTGCAGCCATGTATTCAGCTTTGTCACCCTTGACATGTTCATGAAATCTCATAACTCATACGCCCTGTCATAGTTTTTTGGTTCAAGTATGTGTAAAGATTTTCTTGCTCTTGTTACGGCAACATAAAAAGACCGGTGTAATTCATCTGGGTCACGATCATTGTTGTCCACAGCAAGCTTAGTAATATCAGGAAGAAGTAATACATTGTCAGACTCACCTCCTTTGGCAGCATGTATTGTTGATAAAGTTATTCTTGGTGTTTGTGTAATCTTTTCATCTTTAGATAACATGTTTCTAATATAATTTTCTGTATTAGTATCTAAACCAGAAAAAGCATCAAACCAAATATCGTCTGTTTGTAATCCATGTTCCGCGATGCAATCTTCTATTGTATAACGTTGATCTTCATTCATCGTTTTACCTTTTCTATATCCTGGTGCAACATTGTCGCCCAGGTATGAATAAATATTTTTTATTTGTAACGCCGGTAAATCGCTTTCTTTCTTTCTCCATTTATTCCAAGCTAAGATTGAGTGAATCAAATCCACTTTCACTGAATTTTTTCCTTTGTGTGAATAGTAACAACCACTTTGTTCTAGGTATTCTTTTATATCAACTAAAAAATGATGTGCTGTTGTTAACACCAACCATTCTCCAACAGACATATCTACTTGTGCAATATCAGAGTATCGTGTCAAATCACCCTCTTCTTGTCGCGGTAAATAAGTTTTCTCATATCGATTAGATACTTTGTTAATAATTTTTTGTGATAGTTCATGTATTGGTCCACCAGGAACTCTGTATGATTGACTTAATGTATCAACATAATCTACTTCTTCTTTGAGCGCGATGAAAGTATCAACGTCAGCGCCAGCCCACTTAAATATAGCTTGATCATCATCACCAGCAATATACGTTTTAGCCGCTTTGTTCCAAAGTCGTCTAACCATGCGCCATTGTAGGGGTGAAAGATCCTGTGCTTCGTCAATAAATAATACGTCAAGATTCGGTGATAGATTTTGATTAATAAATTGTTCAAGCATGTCATCGTAATCTACTAGTCCTTTTTCCTTCTTGTATCTCTTAAGTTCTTGATCTAAAAGATATAATAGATCTCGCTCAATGTCCAGACTATGTTCATTTTTATCGTACTGGTCTAAGACAGGTATCTCCAAAACTCGCGATTTGTTTATGATTCTTAAATACTCATTGTCAGAATTAAAAATACCATCTTCTGTGCTGTGCCAAGCAGTTTTGATAGGAATACCACATTTAAGACCAAAGTCTCTGTAGTCATCCGTTTTCATAACACGTTCTTTTTTTAATCCTAACATACCAAAAGCTAAAGAATGTAATGTCTTGAAGTAAGGTATGTTATCCTGATCGATCATGAATTTTTTTTCTGCTCGTGTGATTGCTTCGTTAGCAGCTTTCTTTGTAAAAGAAAAGTATCCTATCTTTTTTATGCTAGTTCCAGCGCGTAAAAAATCATCAACTAAATCGAGTAAGGTAGTTGTCTTACCCGTCCCTGGTGGACCTAATACAATTGTTTTCATTAAAATGGCGACTCTTCATATTTAACTGCACTTAAAACCGGTTGATCTTTTTTCATTGCTTTTATTTTTACAACTCTTGGTGTTTGGTTCTTTAAAGTCATTCTAACTTCTTCAATAAAAATATCTTCTAGTTGTTTCATTAGATTACCTGTTCTTACTTTATCGATATCCCAGTTGTTTCGTTTACAAAAAGAATAAAAATCGTCCATTCTAAAATAAGTAAAATCACCATCTGTCCATGACATCTTATTCAACATATCCTCTTTTGTTCTCGCTGCAGGTCTGTTGACTGTAAAGTCATACAATAAATTAATAATCTGATTTATCGGATCCAATGATTCTAATGGTTCTACTGTTTGTAAATTTGACATCAATGGTTTCAAATAAACTTCTCTCCAATCCTGTGCTTTCATAACTGGAGCTACAATGTTCGCTTGTTCTAAAAGTGCTAATGCAAATAAATTTGGATTGTGTAATTGTTCAGCTTTGAGTTCAACCCTGGTGCCGTCAACATTTAAAAACCATTGTGGTGGTGTAGATGTTATCTTCGTGAGTGTATCCAACTCTGGCATCTGCTCTTCTTCAAAACCAACACCATGCTTTTTTGTTCTACATTGAGCGGGTTTACATACACTACAAATAGGTTGCTCTTTACACCTATATTTGTCATAACCTTTTCTAGTCACAGATTTTATAACCACCTGTACTTCTTGATAACTCAAAGGTGGGTCCATGTACTTTTGATTGTATATACCAACTTGGTTTTCCCAATCATCTGCGTGTGCTTTTTTACAAAACACAGCGACATTAAATAATGCATTGTTTCTTGACCCCTCACCAAATCCTTCTATGGCTAATTTATTCAAACAAGGAGGTCCGTCTTCAAAAGCTTCAGTGCCCTTTACTTTTTTTTCTTCTTTTATAACAATGCTTTCTATTTGTTCTCTGGTTTGCGCAGACTGTTCATAGATTGTAAAAAACTCTTCTAAGTTTGCGGCGCTGCCGTCCTCTTTAAATGTATACCTCAAACCATTTGTGCCACCGTGATAAGGTAAATTTAAAAAGTTTCCGGTGTCTCCACGTTCAACTAATATTTCAGTTTGTTTTGGAAAAATTTCGCTACCAGCATAACCTAAAGTGTCTGCCATTAGTTTTAATTTTGATTGCATCAATGATGCAGGTATAAAATCTTTTGCAAACAAAAATAAATGTGCTCCACCAGACTTTGATCTAAATGTAACTAAGGGAAGGTTTGCTTCCTTCACACCCTCTATAACTTTTTTGTGATCTAGGTTGTAAACATCAACATCAATACAACCCCATCTACACATGTTATCTTCGTTGATTGGTATTATGCCTAACGCTGGATCTTTTCCCTCCAGGTGTTCTTGCCATAAATTGTCTGATACTTTTGCTCGTTTTATCTGAGCTTTTGCTACTGCTTTACCTTTAGCAGTTGTTTCTCCGGTGCGCCTCATGATACCATAAGCGCTTTTGTTACCTTCAAAGATTTCTTTGAACTTATCCATATTTTTTGTACTCCTCTCTGTACTTTGCACCTTTGTGCTTGTTTTTTTCTCTGTATTCTTTCTGATACTCTTTAGTCTTTCTATTTCTATAAGCTATTCCTTCCGGACTTTCAACTATCTCTTTCAACGCTATTTCTAAAGCTTTTATCCTTTGCCTTAGTTTCGCCATTGTTTTTGTCTTGTAATATTTTTGTTGATACTTTGTGCGATCCTTCATACTTATCCTTAAGTAGGCCCATGAATACGGGGGAGTTAATCCATGGGCCTATCATGTTAAAATGGTACTTTGTCCTGTGCCTTGGACTTAGTATCACCCTCACCATGATTCACTGCAGTGCTACCAACACTTGCAGCAAACTGTTTTGCAGCCTCGTACAGATTTTTATCTTGTACAGGCCCTATCTTTTGCACGTTCCAACCAAACCAAGTTCCCTTGTCATTTGATTGTTGAACTGAACTAAGATTATACACGTGACTATAAGAAGCCGGTGTGAATAAACCATTCTTGCCTTTCAGCTTGATAGTGTTCATCATCGAGTTCCATGATCTACTTACTTTTAATTGTGTTGATTTCATAGTGATCAATGCTTGCTGCATGTCCTCTGTCAACACAAAGTAAGAAGCCGTGTTTTCAAGATAGTTACCGTTTGGTAGTCTATCTTTAAAGTCAGACCCTCTGGTTGTATCTTTTATAATACCACTAGATACAGGGTGTATCGCAACAGGAGCACTTGTACCCTCGCCACGATCTGACCACTCAACATACTCCCTTTTATAACCACAAGGTATTACACTGAGTCCTTTTTCACCATCGTATGTCTGCTTAGTCACGGTATTGAATATCATACCTGCTTCAGCGCCTTCCACATACTTGGAATCCCGTTTGTTTATCTCGGGTGATAGCTGTCCTAACACTCGTAAAAATGGCATAGCAAAATCTTCGCTCTCCATATTACTCATGCCGGCAGCGCCGTCTTGTTCAAACATGCTCGCTAGAGCAACGTCTGTAGTCTTTTTTTCTGTTACTTGATTCATTGTTCTTGTTTCCTTACTTCCGGCTTATTTTAGTTTGATCCTTCACAAATAAACTGAAGGATTCAGAGGGCATGTCGAGGCCGGCCTCAACACGCTCTCTGTATAGGGCCTTCAAGGTCATCGGCTCAACTTTTGTTTTTTGTTGAGGTTCATACCCATTGGACACCGCAAGGTCCAGTAACTGCTGGGCCTTGTTATCTTCGCCTTTCCCAAACTGAACAGAGACTTCGTTTTTAATGATGTCTGCCAGTCCGTTTTCTCGAAGCCAGTTATAAGCTGAATCCATATTGTCTTTTCTTATGGTGCAGTTGTAAGTTTTTCTTATGTCTACTGAACTGCCATCAGCTAATTTCAAAGATGACAACCCTTGCTCTGCTAGCAAGTTTGGTATTATCTCTGAACTAATCTTGTCTGCTTTGTCTTTTTTATATTTTATTTTTTCTTCAAGATCTGAAATCTCGTCTTCATATGCTTTCAGTTCTTTGCAATAGTTTGCCAAGGTATTGATATCAGATTTTTCTAATATCTCCTGCTGGTCTTCTTCCAAATCTTCGTACGAAATCATGCTCATACTTTTTCTCCTTTTTTAAATTTATTTTTTAGTTTTTTATATTCTTCGACGTCGATTATATCATCGTCTTCAAGAATTTCTGTTACCCAGTTACTGCCACCTTCTCCTGAAGAAGGTCCAACCAAACCGCCTGTAGACATGGGCATCCTACCTGTAATTAGTTTGTCGTTTGCATCAACTGTTAATGGAAAATATCTTCTTTCTTGTCTGTCCCATTTCAACATGTTGAATAACCCACCGGTATTGTCACCAACAATATATGTAGATAAACCGATTATTGCTGGATCACCAATACAAAGTATAAAATCTCTTGGTTCAAAGTTTTGTAAATTTTTTTTCATTTTTCTTACAAATGGAGAAATGCTAAAAACCATTTGAGTCTTTTCGGGCAAACAAATAACTAAGTATCCAAAGTCAGATGCTGATAAAATATTAATTGTTGAAGGTGGATGTTGTAAAACATACACAAAAGTTTCTTTTGGATTTTCTTTTTTAAACTGTAAAAACTCCTCCAAACTCCTAGGTTTATACAGCTCAAAAATCTTGCTTTTCATAAAATTATAATCTCTCTTAATTCTTTTAATTCTTGTATTGACATATATTTATATATGAATATATAATTGTCAACCAGAAAGTATTATATAATATGATAAATTACAAGTTTAAAACGAAGCCTTATGAGCATCAGCTTAAAGCTTTGGAAAAATCGTGGGCTCAGGACACTTATGCCTTGTTTATGGAGATGGGTACAGGTAAATCTAAGGTACTTGTGGATAACATTGCTATTCTCTACGATCGGGTAGGTATTGGTGGGGCCTTAATTGTTGCGCCCAAAGGTGTGTATAAAAACTGGGATCAAATAGAATTTCCTACGCACATGCCTGATCACATTGATCATACAAAAGTTTTGTGGGAAGCAAACATCACGAAGAAAAAACAGGCTGAATTAGATAGTTTGTTTGATGGAAAAGAAGATCTTAAGATATTGATAATGAACGTAGAAGCATTTTCTACTTCAAAAGGTCTGGACTTTGCTGATAGATTCCTTAGCATCTTTGGTGGAAGAGCTTTGATAGGGATTGATGAATCTACGACGATCAAGAATCCGACAGCAAAGCGAACAAAAAATATTTTGAAAATAGGGAATCTTGCAAAGTATCGTAGAATATTAACCGGCTCTCCCGTTACAAAATCACCTCTTGATTTATATAGTCAATGTGAATTTTTGGATGCTCAACATCTAGGGCATGAGTCTTACTATAGCTATAGAGCTAGGTATGCACTTATGGAAGATAAATATTTTGGCGGTCGTCGAGTTCAAGTAGTTGGTAGTTACAGACGTCTTGATGAACTTTCAGAAATATTACAAACTTTTTCTTATCGTGTATTAAAAGAAGAATGTTTAGATCTTCCTGAAAAAGTATTTACAAAACGTTTTGTTGATTTGACACCTGAACAAAATAAAGCTTATGCACAAATGAAAGAAATGGCGCTTGCTATGTTGGAGGGTGGTGAAGTTATGTCCACTGTTAATGTTATGACACAAATGATGAGACTTCATCAAATTACTTGTGGTCATTTTAAATCTGATGACGGTAAAATTACACACTTAAAAAACAATCGAATTGATGCTTTGAAAAGTTTATTGGAAGAAACTGATGGTAAGGTCATAATATGGGCAAACTACGTCGAAGACATCAAAAACATAGTTACGACTTTAAAAAAAGCTTACGGAGATGCGTCTACAGTTGAATATCACGGGTCAGTGGACCCTAGGGTCCGCCAAGACAACATTGCTCTATTTCAAGAGAAAAACGGCCCTGCACGCTATTTCGTTGGAAACCCGCAGACAGGAGGCTATGGAATCACGCTTACCGCTGCAAACACAGTTGTTTACTATTCTAACTCATATGATCTTGAAAAAAGATTACAGTCAGAGGACAGAGCGCACCGTATCGGCCAGACTGGCAGCGTTACCTATGTTGACCTGATTGCAGAAAAGACTATAGATGACCGTATAGTCAAAGCATTAAGGAATAAAATAAACATAGCAAATGAAATTATGGGCGAAGATATCAAAGATTGGATCTAGAGAAGTATATTTTCGTATTTGGTCTTCCCTTCTACTTTTGATGCTTTTAACACTTGTGCTCTCGACCCTTCCTTCACCGCTGAACAGTGCACCCATCCT